CATTAAATACAAAAGAAATTATAGGTACTATAGATGCACATAATGGTAACTTAAAATGGCCTAAAGAACCTGACCAAACACATGATAAATATTACACATATGACTTTAGTTGTAATGAAGACTATATAAAACACTTAGAATATCATGAATGGAAAAAGTTATTTAACTATTTTAAGAGAAATGATAGAGCTATGGGTACAGCAGCTACTAAATATGTTAATGAAGAGCTGTTAAACTATAATCCTAACCGTAAAATACGTATCAGATTTAGTATAATGCCACAAAAGTATGCTAATATACTAGAGCCTGGCACGTCTACTATTGCTGATAGACTAAAAGCTGTTAATAAATTCTGGATTGCAGGTTATGATGTTCATTTAAATTATTCACCTGTAATTGTAGAAGAAGATGCTGGTATATTATATCAAAATCTATTCAAACAAGTAGATAAATATGTGGATGATGCTATAAAAAAGTATGTTAAGTGTGAGGTTATATTTCTTACACATAATCATAATATGCATGAACATAATATGAAGAAAGAAAGTACAAAACGAGCAGAAGATTTGCTTTGGAAGCCTGGTATACAGGAACAAAAAACATCTCAATATGGCAATGTTAATATTAGATATAAATATCAATATAAACGTAGGCTAATAGAAGCTTGGAAACACAGTCATAATGCAATATTACCATGGCAAGAAATAAGATACATATTTTAAGTTGTACCCGTGAGCCTCCCGTCTGTTAACAGCAACCGAGCAGGGTACACTTAATTAACTTAAGGAGGGAAAATGGCAACTAGAGGTAGAAAACCTTTTAAAAGAGATATAAATAAACCTGAAATGATTACTATTAGATTTATAGCTGAAAAAGAAGTTTTAGATAAACTAGAAAAAATAGCTATGAGTGAACATAGAAGCATTACACAACAGGCAAATTTATTTCTTACACAATGCATAATAAACTATCAAATTAACTAGGAGGTTAAATGGAAATATATATACATAAAACATGTTGGGATAAAATAATAAACTATGCTAAGGCTGCTTATCATACAGAAAAGGCTGAGATAGGTGGTATGGCTGTAGTAACACAAGATAAAGATGGAGATTGGCACATAGAAAATCCACAGATTGTAAAGCAAGAAATAGCTGGTACAACTTGTGACCTTGATAAAGAAGAATTAGCTATGTATTATACTAAAGCTGCAATGAAACATAAAGATGATACCTTTAGATTTTGTTGGTGGCATAGTCATCACACAATGGAGGCTTTCTGGAGTGGTACAGATTTATCTAGTATAGACGAGTATGGTGAAGGTGATTCAGATGTATCGTTTGCTCTTGTTGTTAATTTAAAACAAGAATATAAATGTAGAATATCTGTATGGAAACCTGTAGTAGTACATCAAGATATAGAATTAAAAGTTATTGATGACACACCTGAAGTAGAAATACCTCTTGAAATACTTACAGAAGTTAAAGCTAAATGTACAACTAGATCAATAAGCTCTTATCAAACTGGTTATGCTAAATTACCATCTAATGGTAATCAACTTAGTCTTACATCAGGCAAATATAGAGACTGGTCTACTTATAACTGGGTAGATGATGATATGACAATTAAGCCAACACATCAAGAAACAGCTAACTTTGAAGCTAAATATGAGTATGCTTGTAATAAAATAACAGAATTTATGCGTCAGTTTAAATCTGGTAAATGGAATGCACATAAAGTTAAGTCAGCTATAACACATACAAATGTAATAATTGAACCATATGGTTTACAAATAGATAAACTAACTAAGAAAGATATAGAAGAGTTTATAGCTGCAGATGAACATCCATTTGCAATATTGATAATTGACAATAAATATAATGATATAGCAGAATTATATGCAGATATGATAAGTTATAATGGAGGATACAATATATGATAAATATGAGAAGTCAAGATATAGCAGATATATCAGGTATTAGGTTTCATATTGTTGGTTGCGGTGCTATTGGTAGCTCTGTAGCAACACAATTAGCAAGACTTGGTGCTAATCAGTTTCATTTATATGATTTTGATAAAGTTGGTATAGAAAATGTAGGTGTTAGCCAATATGTTAATGATGATATTGGTAATTCTAAAGTAAACGCTTTAGGTTCACACATTAAAAGAATAGAAGAATCTATTGAAATTAAACTTTCAAATCATAAATTTGAATACTATACTGGTACAAAAGATGACATACTTGTATTAGGTTTAGATAGTATGTCTGCTCGTATGGATATAGTTAAATTGTTAGCACAATGCCCTTATAAGCCATCAATTGTTATAGATGGTCGTATGGGTGCAGAACAATATCAACAGTATATATATAACAATATTACTGTTAAACAATATGAACAGGACTGGTATTCTGATGATGACTCTGATCCTGAACCATGTACTCGTAAAGCTACATCTTATTGTAGTAATATGAGTGGCAGTTTTATATCTAATTCTATTAAGAACATAGTTATGAAACAACCATACTTTAAAGAAATTATTTTCAACTTTTCAACATTAATACTTGATAAAAAGAAATTAGTTTCATAGATTATAGACCCTTCAAATCGAAGGTATCTTTATGTATAGCAAAAGAGATAGGGTAGTCTTAACCTAATTGTACTGCCCTATTTCATTAAACAAGGAGGAAGCTCAATGGATATTGATATATCTAAGCAAACTGGTATTGCTAAAACAATACTAGAAGACAAACAAAATACTAAAAAACAAGAGTTAAAAGCATTAGGTGAACAGCCTAAAGCAGATTCTTGGAAATCACCTGAAATAGATAAGTTAGCAGAAGCATTAGCTAAAGCTCAATCTGAATTAGAAGGTGCTAAGAAAGAAAGTACTAATCCATTCTTTAAATCTAGTTATGCAGATTTACATGCGGTAATTAAGTCAGCATTTCCACATCTTAGTAAATATGGATTATCTGTTAGTCAAGGTAATGAAATAGTTCCTAATGCAATATGTGTAACTACTACACTTATGCACGCATCAGGTCAATGGCTAAGGTCAAAAGTTAAATTACCTTTATCTAAAGTAGATGCACAAGGTGTAGGTGCTGCAATAACATATGGTCGTAGATACGGTTTATCTGCAATAGTAGGTATCGCTCAGTATGATGACGATGCTAATTCAATTCGTAAATAATAGGAGAATACATGAGAACAATAACAATTAAATCAGGTAAAGCTAATAATCAGTATACAACTGGTTGGCATGAGCTTGTAGTTTCAAAAGCTAAATATAATGACTGGAATGGTGCTAAATGTATTGATATACACTTTGATGAGTATCCAGAAAACTTTAACATGAGAGTCTATGCTAAAACTGGTACTGATGGCGAAGAATTTGCTATTGGACAAGTATATAGATTTGCTAATGCTGGTATAACTAGTGCATTAGAAGGCCCTGATGGATCTAAAGTTGTCAAAATGGATGATAGTGAAGATGCACTTATAGGTAAGAAAATGAATGTTTATTTCTATAAAGATGGTAAATATTCTAGAGTTTTATCTAAAACTGCTCCAACAGAATTTACAAATGCAGTAGAAACATTTAATGCTGATGATGTAGATTATTGGAAAGGTAAAGCTATAGACTTCTATAAGAAATTTGTTGAACCTAAAATGATAGAGAAATCACAAGAAGTAGCACAAACTACTTCGACCTCCGAGAGTAACGACGAGATACCGTTTTAATTAACAGTTAATCGTTTATAGAGAGCCAATAACTGGTCCTATAAGTCCAAAAGATACCAGAAAGTTCATTTGGCAAAGGAATATGTGAGGCTCTCTATATAAATAAGGAGTATTATGAATAAGAAAGAAGCAAGCAAATTAAAAATTCAAAAGAAAATGCTTAAAAAAGATATACTAAAATCTATAAAAAAAGGTAATAAAACTGAAATTAGTTTTTTAGTTAATCAATACAAAAAGAAATATGGTAATCTATGAGAGCAACAGAATTTATGCATTTTATGA